ACCATTTCGATGCGACGAATAGAATTTTCTAGAGTGCTGTCCATTACAGCAATCTTTGTATCCTGCTCCGCATCTTTATTCGTAAGGTCACTCATCTTCCAATTCATCGAAAGCCATACGCATTATATAGACGATATAATATGTAACACCAGCAAGAAGTATGAGTATGGAGATAATTACACTCCAAACAGGATCATTTACATTTTCAAGTGGTCTAAGAATGAGGTTCATTACTAAATGGTTGCCAGTGTTCCCACCCATACTTATGCACCAACTGCATTCCAATAATTGGAACAACAATTAATATAAGACTTAAAAAACCAAGTCCATATGGATTATTGAGTGTAGTGGCAGCAAAATGTGATGCCTTATGTGCTATATCTACCATTACTCCTCACAATCTTTCATCATGGTTGCAACTTCTCCACCAATATCAGCACCAGTATCTTGACCCAACATGACTGCCCAACCAGATATCAACCAACCAATATAAGGAATACCTGTAAAGATAGGAGCAATACCTGCACCAACACTAGCACCTACCATTCTTCCGGTTGACTCTCCAGCGCCCTCCGCTTTGATGCATTCCAGGTTTTGAGCAGTCAACTTTCCCTCGGCACCTCCTAGATGCCTTGCCCCATCCATCGTATACTCTTCTTCTGTAATCAGGTCTGTGGTTCCACCAATACCAAAGAATCCATTTCTCTTATCCAATTTCTTTCTAACACCCATAACTTTTGGGTCATTAGAACTATATTGTATACTATATCCATCCTTGCCTGCCTCTACATTATATGATGTATAATCACCAACAGGCAAGTTAATAATTGGAATATCTTTTTTATTAATAAGGTGTCCTAGGATACCAATATGTGCAACACCAAACAGTGTTCCTACTGTCAGTGCTGCCCACTTAAAATTAGATCGTTGGTTTGATTGGGGGTTGTCCATCATTCATACCTTCAATTTTAATAGGAGCTTGTTCAATTCGAATTGTTTGAGCAGGTGCAGTTTGTGCTGCTTTCTCAATCAGTTTTTCCATCTGTTCTTTTGTGATTCCACCTCCACCACCTGCTCCACCATTAGCACCATTTTTCTTTGCAGTCTGAACTCCGAAAGAAGCTAAGACCCCGGTAAAGACGGAGGCGATGAAGGTTGGATCAAGTTTCTGTTCAGGAATTCCGAGTGCAGGAGGTAGTTTGATGTATGCCAGAGTGAGAATTGAACCAGACCAAACAAGGATACCAAGACGGACAAAGGTAGAAAGAATAGCAAGTTGTTCTTCCTTATCATCTGTTGCCTCCTTAATTTTACCAAGAATACCTTTCTTTTTAGGTTGTTCTTTTTTGATCTCCTCTGGCATCTGTTGAAAGCATCGTTCCTTTATTTATGGATTTAAGTTTTCAACTGTAATGTTTGTATGCCGTATTGAATTGTATCTTTTACAGAGAACTTCGCTTGCTTCGTGTTCCCATCTGTGATATGCATTTTTTAAATGATGGACATATTCAGTGCCACCGAGACCGACCATTTCATCGGCAACGATTGACTTTATTAATACATCCCTGGTTAAAGATGCCATATGTAAATACTTGGTTTCCAACAACAAACTTAGGTTATAAGACTGTAGAGTTATCAATCAGTTTGTCTTGGGTGATTTAGTCCTATCTGCTTCTGGACTTGATATTATTTAGCAATGTAACCGTTTTCAACCAACCATTCACGAGTCATAGGAGTCGGATCATAGTCAGTCCACATTGTGCCATTGGCACAAGATTTCAATGCTTTCATTGTCATTCCCTCAGTCAATCCAGCCCACTTAGCCTCACTCTCCCATGGCACTGCTGACTCTGGATAAGTATTCTCTACCATGTCACGCCATACTGGAGGAACACTCTCCTCAGGTAAGATAATAGCAATAAAACTATTATCAATAGTTCCTGCCATACAATCCTGTGCTGCATGCCACCCTTCGTGTCTCATCACTGTCATCAATGTGTGAGGACGATTCATGAATGCTTTGTTGAGATAGAAATTATTACTAACTGTATGATAGACCCCACGATGACCAATGGGGAAATACTTTTGGTCTGCCAGATATACTTTCACACCCATTTGATTCAAGAGAATCAACATGTTATGAAACTCAGTAGTCACATTAGTGAAGTCTTCCCAGTTGTCATACTCCTTAGAGATATCCAACATCGAGAAAACTTCTTTCACATCCTCCGTGCATTCTTGAAGCATCATACATCCCATAGAATGCATAGTGAAGTATTCGTTATCTTTGAGGGGGTCGGAATGGACAGGTAGGGCAACCGCTACCGCAGCAACCAGGGATGCAATAATGTTTTTCATTTGTAGTAAGCTTCGTAATATTTAACGACCCCAAAAGATGTTTTGTGTCCTTGGGATATCCAATCATGAGCGCATTCATAGATTGACTTTGTGGAATATTTAGGTTCCGTTCCTTCTAATTGATGCCCATACTTATGGAGCAAAATTTTCAACACTTCTTGTCTTAATTTAGTATTGAAATCATTGTAGCGCCAATCATCATAACTCATTGGTGAACATTCTCCGAACCGCCTTGAAAGTTTTCAGACCCTCCAATGGGATCAAGTTGAATGGTCGTAGAACCACTTCTAGTAGCGATATCATACATCACTTCATGAATGTTCTCAGGTTCTGAACTTGGGGGTTCATATGGAACTTGTTCTCCAGTGATCGGATCCACAGTAAAAGGTTCACCTGTAATGATATCAACATTCTCATTATAGGGTGTGGCAAACCAATCGTCAACTATATTGTCAAAATATTCATCTACAGGTCTTGAGGAAAATGCCTCAAGATCACTATAACCCCAAGGTGGCATATTATCAATCTCTTTACAGTCAACTACATCTTCATCAATTTCACAAACTACTTCATTTTGTCTGAATGGTTTGAAGATGTCTCTAATTGCTCGTATCCTAATCATGTTTGCCAGTAATAGTGATAGAAGTTCCCTCTAGTATCGCACATCGGGTCATGAGATGCAACCCTATATCTTAACATCGTTTGACCCTTGAAGTCAGTCCGATCACCAATGATACTATATGCATCCATAAGGTTATCGTTGTTTCTCAAACGAGCGATAACTGATTGTTTAGCAGCAGGTCTCCTGTAGAGAAAACCCTCATACTGTCCAGGAGCATATACCACATTAGCAACACTGTTAGGATACTTGGGAGACCTGACTCTATTTAAGATAGATACCGCAACGCAGTATTCATCTTTAGTTCCAGGAGCCGCTTCCACCTGCACTGCTCGTGCTAGGTGATCATAATCCATGGGTGTTAAAGAAAGAATAAGTTCAAGCATAGTTCTGTTTTAATAGTTCAATTTCAGATTCCAATTGTTCGAGACGTTGTTTCAATTCTATGATCATATCATAGAGACTGTCGCATTGTGCTGGATCTTTATAGTCTCTTACCATTAATAATCAATCCCTTATAAAAGATTTACAAGTGTCTGGATTTTCTCTACAAAATTGCCGGACATACCCGTGCACATCTACCTTCATAGAATGATGGGTATGTTCATGTAGAACTCCAATGAAAATCAATATACCCACCATCATGATATTGAAATGTGTTACTGGGTGTAGAAATATCTGTTTCAGATAATTCAGCATTAAAAAGGGGTGCCGTCGCACCCCAAATATAACACCTAGATGTCAGATTGTCAATATGTGCTTCAGAAGTTGTACTTCACACCCAACTTACCACCGTAACCGTTGTTGTCGGTGTCGTCAGCAGTCAGGAATGACAGCTCACCATAGACTCCCAGTTGATCAGTCACGGGAACGCCAAGACCGGCCTTACCAGAGAACTGGGTGTCGCTGTCGGCACCGTCAGGAGCGACCAGAGCAGGACCTGCCTGGACATAGTAAGAAGCTGCACCCAGATCGCCTTCGTAACCAACGTGAAGGTCGGTGACGGCTCCGGTGTAGTCCTCGCCTACCCAACCAGCATTGGTTTCTACGTTGACGTAGGGACCTGCAAGGGCAGCGCCTGCGGAAAGAGCGGTTGCAGACAGTGCTGCGAATACAGATTTGATCATTTGAATTACCTTTAGTTACTTGCGGAGTGATTACCCGCAGATGAATAGGGACTC